AGAAGCGCGGTCTTGTTCTCCTGCCAAAAAGCGGAAGCTTTCGACGGGTTAGATTTTTGTAGTTCGCGGTATTCAGCAAGTAGCTGTCCTGCGTCCATTGTTGCCTCCTCCTCGACAGCCTCGACTGGCTCAGATACTCCGAGTTCTGCCATTTTAGCGGATGCTGCTGCGGCTACCTTGGCGTCAAATTCGCTTTGGTTTTCCTCGGTCTCTTTAAGGTGGTTTGAGATTTCCTCGTTCTGCTCGCCTGCTACCTTGAGTTGTGTTTCAAGCTCGTCCAGTTTTGCAGTGATTTCTTCAATCTTGAGACTGGCTTCTGAGAGGTCTTGAGCTAGTCCCTTAGCTTCTGCTTCGCGTGAGTTAGCCAACTCTACCAGCTCAACATTTTCAGCTTCTGCTGATGCGAGTCTATCCTTGATGTCGTTATCTTTTGAGAAAATAGCCATGTCTGTATTGTTTGTAATTGTAGATTGCTCTGAATTCAACTGGTTCTGCGATTCGTCGTCTTGTTGATCAACGCCATCCTTTATGATTGTATCAATGAATCCAATCTCCTTGGCTTGCTCTGCGTCCATCCATGTTTCTTTCTTCATCATGGCTCGCATGTCTTCCGCGTCCTTGCCTGCTCTCTCTGCGTAAAGGTTGGCAATTTCTGCACTAATGCCCTCAAGTAAATCTGACTGCATGCGTAACTGCGCCGCGTCTCCGTGTGCGAGTGTGCTTGCTTCGTGAATCATTACTCGGCTGCCTTGTGTCATTTTACGGCTATCTCCAGCCATCAAGATGACGCTTCCCATAGATGCCGCCAGTCCTGATACGGTTGTCGTGACCTCTACTCCGCGAGATGAGATTCCACGAAGTGCGTTGTAAATACGCTGACCTTCCATGACCGATCCACCAGGGGAGTTGATCTCGACGTTTACTGACTCCAGAGCATTCGCGGCAGAGCAGACCACATCGCCGATTTTCATGTTTTCAACGACTGCCGCGCTACCATACAAGCGCTCCAGCTCGTCGATTAAATCGTCGGCTGAGTCCTTGTGGACAACCTCGTTGAGTTTGACGGTTGCCGCCCTGTTTTCTATGTTTAGATATTTATTCATCTGTTGTTTGTTCTTGTTCGTTTGATTGCTCGCCCATCTCATTGGGTGTGAGCATTTGTAATTCTCTATCGTCAATCTTTGTATTCGTTCTGGCTTCCACTTCTGCCTTTATAGCCTTGCGCTCTGCGATCTCCTCGCATCGCTCGCGGATATGTTCCGCATGTGTCTTGCCTTTCTCCTGCAACAAGCCTGTCATGTTTAATGCTCCGATCTTGTATTCGTCTATTTGTGTCTTAGAATCATTCCTCGGGTCGATTGAAACCTTGGGCGGCATTGTGAAGTCCCACTTATACCAGTCGTCTGATGCCGGTAGCATTCCCATCTTAACAGCCTTAGCAATAGCCCAGCTAATAATACGCTTTGCAGGCTTCCGCAATACGTCCTGCCTTGCCTCCACGCTGGCTCTGGCTCTGGCTTGGATGTTTCTGATAGTCGTTCCGTTTGCCCCGTCAGACTTCCAGACAAGCTCTGAGGGCCACGGTATGCCTGCGAGCGCCTGTCTGATTATGCGGTCTTGGAAAGAATCCCACATGTCACCAGGTCTATTGTGGGATATGCTCTCAATCTTGCTTCCGCTGTTGCTCTTAAAGTGTCTTACCATGCCGCCGGAGTAGGTATTGACGGCGAGCCTGTCATCATCTCCAGCCCGCCCCGTGAGCAGTGTTGTCGGGTCGTCTAGGTCTACGCCTCCTGTCTCGTTGTATTCAACAAGTGCGTGCGCTGATAGCATCATCTGTGCCATCAGTTCAAACTCCTCAGACGTTTTAGATTTGCGTAGCTCAGTTATTGCGTGAGTCAAACTAGGGATGCCCCTTGATTGACCGTGCCACGATGGGTCTGCAATATGCACGATATCACGCGCGTCAATGTATTGATCCTCCGACTCGTCAGCGCCTAGCAAACAATATGCGGCGGGCGCTCCAGCCTTGTTTTCAACTACGCCGTTTCTGATTTTTAAGCCTCGATATGTTCCGCGCTCTACTCTGTCAACTCCGTTCCGAGTTCCGACCCTATGAGCTGGGATGTGTTGAATCTGTGGGTAGCCCGTCTTCGTTTGTGTCAGCAATACAAACACGTCTCCGTCTCTATCCACTGCCGCCGAGTCGAGCCATAGGTTAGTTTTGAAATCGTAAAGGTTGCCTTTAACATCGCAAACGCTAAACCATGATTTTAAGAACTCTTTCGCTTGGTTTCCGAAGTCTGTGTCTTTTCCTTTAAATTCTGGTTCCCAAGCCCTGCCGACTACGCCGTCAGCTTTCTGGAATATCGCGCCACGTGGTACGCCAAAGTTTGAGAATATCAAGCGAGATTGTGACACAGTAGACCGCCAATCATTCTGAGAGAACAGGTCATCAAGATCACGTGAGAAATCAGGTATCCAAGGATTGCCCCTGTCGTTCCTATCAGTGGCTGCAACAAGTTTGCGCGGTCCAGCCGTTGTCGGGTTTCCGTTTGAGTCTAATATCATAAGATTTGTCCCCAGCTTTTAGAGGTGGTTTTAACTCCGCATTCAATCATGTGTAGAGCCTTGTCTAGTGCAGAAGCCCACTCAGCATTGGTCATTGTGGCTATTTGTGAAAATGAAGCACCGTTAGCAGACGCACCAACCAGATGACCGCCGTTATTGTCCGCAATCTCCTCGATGGCTGCGTCGAGCCACTTCTCAAGCTTCTTTTTGTTGGAGCTACTCCTTGAGCCGTAGCGCCTAAGTGTGCCGATAAATCCCGATGCTATAGCCATTACTAATCTGTTTTGAATTCAACCGAAACCATCAAACCTCCTCCTCTGTGTTGAATACGCCGTAAATTGACGCGGCGACAATCTGCATCGTCTCGCAGTCCCATAGGTGGTTACCGACCCATTTCTTTTTCACAACGTAGCGCCACCTTCCAGGCGATATCTCCACCTTCTTCTCGTTCTGAATTTGCTTTTTATACTCAGCCGAATAGTCGCTCCCTATGTGCCATCCTGCACCCTCTCCACGCATAAGCGCCGCCAGCGTATCCTTGGCAAGTAGGTTTGAAAACTTCACATATCTCCACCTCAAGCCCTTAGTCGTTCGCGCTCTTTTGATTGTCGAAAATGGTCTTGTCACCTGCTTATTATTAACCTTGATTGCGTAGCCGTTTGACTCCTCACCGAGCAAGCAGTTCCACGTCGCTGGGTCGTCTTTTGTTGCCGCTCTGCTGCACTCTAGCGCGACTGTCTCCGGTCTGTATCCACGGTCAACAAACACGAACCTGTTTTCAACTTTCATTTTTTCTTGAAGTATCCTTAGACCCTCCCACTCGTTTGTTCTGCCTTCATACATTAGACAGCTCTCCCCCTCTCCACTCCATGCCCGAATCACCACGAAGAAGCAGTCTTGCTGCACGTCAACAGTCATGAACCTGACTATCTCCTTTTCCCATTTTGCGCCGTCGTGATACTTATTTAGTCTGTATATTTCCGTCGATCCTTTCAGTGTGATAACCTCTTGCGGTTCCTCCCAACTCTGTGCGAGTCGCTTCTGGATAAACTGTCTGAATGGCGACATGTTTAGCTTCTTGCGTGCGTCTTGTGCTGATATCCACTCACCGACCAGCTTCTTCCACTCGATCCACCAAACAGCCATTGCTGGGTAGGTCATGGATACTCTGCCAGGTTTGTGGTTGTTGTTTCTGCTCACGTATCGCCCCGACTTAGATAAGCCCCTGCGCACGTCTGGCTTGTCCTTAAATTTCTTTTTGCACTTCTTGTTTGCACATTCGTAATGCACAGACTTCCCGATTTTGTTCCAATCCCAATCACCCGCTTTCGTTTTGTGGTGTTTATATTTCACTTGCTTCCACTCCCACGGTTGGACGGTCTTGCATTTAGGGCACTCAAAGCAGAAATCATGAATGTTCCCATCCTTGAATGCTACGTCTAGCTGATCTCCTTCGCTTCCGCCTTGAGAAACTAAGACTACCCTGCTGTTCCATCGGTCGTGTGTTCTGCGTCGTGCCTCCTCCAGCATACCGTCCTTCCATATCCAAACCTCATCACCGTATACCCACCTGATAGACTTGGATTGCAGGTTACTAATGTTAGCGCCACCCATAAACAGCGGCATATGCGGGAATAGAATCTCATTCTTTCTGAAATTGCCTCGGTGCTTTCCTGTTGGTATGAGTGGCTTTACTTTTTCGTTGAGTTTTAGCGATGGATGGAATCTTGTGTCTACCCAGTCTCTCGCGTCGTTGTCTGTTTGGAACGTTACCAGAGTTGGTCCTGGTTCTTCTGATATAATCCAAGGGAGCAAGCCTTCGAGCATTGTTGTTTTACCTGATCCAACTGGGGCAATAACGACAACCTCTCGGTTCTCATCGTCCGCTATCTGCATCATTGGAAACCTTAGCCACGGCGTCGAGTCGATGTCGAACTGTGGAGACCTTGCGGACTGCGGTAGCTTCACATACTTACAAGCCCAGTCGACCGCCGAAAGGTCGCTCGGTGGTTTCATTGCTTTGGCGAATTGTGTAAGCGCTAATCCCATTCCTGTGTGTTGTATAGTTTGTCCATCTCGTCACTCAGCTGGGTGTCGATTTTGATCATGTATTCTTTAATCTTTGCCTTCATCTCTGGAGCTGAAAGCCCCTCCAGCATTGCAGGTAAATCCGCAGAGCATTTCTTGTGCGCCGCTTGGTTAGCTCTCGCTATGCGCTCCATGTCGTTTATCACGTCCTCCCTGTGGACGTATTCAGATTCGAGGATAGCAATCTGTCTGAGCTTGTGCTTTGCGTCGATTTGGGTTTTGAGCGTTCTGGATCCGTTGTAGTCATCCTGTGCCATCTGGTCCAACTCCTTGAACAAGTCACGCTCTCCGGTTTGCTTTGGTTTTTCTTTCTCTGGCTCATCCTCCCACGGTGGACCTTTAACCCATGCTTTCGGTTGTGTTCGCCTCGACATGATCTCCTTAGCCACAGCGTTTTTGTCGTAGATGTCAATGCCTTGTTCGTTGAGCTTACACACCACGTATGGCGACAGCTGATACTCTGCCGCTAGTTGTCTCTGGCTTGGTTTGCTCATTGGTTGATTGTCGGTTGAAATGGTTTTGCGTGTTTGAGTTGGATTTGAAAAAAATGACGTTTTTTAACAAAGGATGCATGATAACCTCGTTTAACGCTTTTTTTTAAAAAGAATTCTTACGGGGGTATATATTTTTTTATAAACCCCGTGCTTGAGTGTCGCTGCTATGCATACCCTAGAGTCAAATTCATCTGTGGTTGTGTTATCTTGTCGCTTTTCTTGATGTTCTCCATCGCCTCCATTGGTTGAAGGTTTGTGTAGTGCCAACATCGTTTAACCTGCGCCTTGTCTGTGTGGTCGAATGATGCAACCGGTAGCACATGATCAACGACCCAATAAGTTCCGTAGTTGTCCCATGTCATCTCTGTTGTAAACATTAACTCCATGTGTTTATTGAACTCCTCCGTTGTGCATCCGAGCTTATCGCTGTAATGCGCACTGCCACCATCCTTAACCCTCTTCATTTGCCGTCTAAATTCTCTCCTCATGTTTGTGGTGGCTCTGAATGCTGGGTCGTTCATCATTCTTTTCTTTACTGCTTTGCGTTGTGATTCTCTGGCTTTTTCTGGGTTGTCTCGCTTCCATTTATTTATTTGCTCCCTGTGTTTCCTGTAAGCCTGTGGATCTTGTTCATGCCTTTCCTTCCTTCGCTCCGTTACCCGCTTGTTCTGATCCTTCTTCTGCTCGTCTGTCATTGCGTGGTATCTCTCTCGCTGGTCTCTTTTCTGTTTCTCGTATCTCCATATGCACGACCAATCGAAGCCTATTGATGCAGCATCCTTGATGTCTTTCATTCTAGCTTTCCTGTAAGCGTCTGATGGTTTTGTTTTTCTTGCAAGCCACACCATCCACGACCCGCCATCTGGCGAGTATCTTTCAACACCTCTCTTTCTTAGTATTTGCGATATGCTGTTGGGCTTCTTGCTTAGCAGGCGACCCGTTGTTTTGCAACCAAGCCCCATCTTAGCCATGCATATGGCGCAACCGAGCCAGCTATCTTTTTCGGATAATTTTTTCATGTGGCATGTTTTTTTAAAATAATGCTACAGATCAAGCTCCTTGTGAAGGTCGATGATCGGTTTTAACACGTCCTGCATCTGCTCGCGTTCCTGCTTAGTCCACTCGTTGAGCGGTCGCTTGCATACTTCCTTGTTGATCCTTCGCAGAAATCTAGACACACCAGATATGAATGTCGGCTGTGGTTTGCTCCTTGCTGGTCTTGGCTCCTGCTCACCCAATAGCTCGCACCATTGCAGTTGTTGCTTGTCTGACAACGTGGGGCGCTTCTGTGCGGCATCGTGCAGGCTTAGGTAGTTCTTGACCTCATCTCCTGTCATCACGCCAGACAGGTAGCCTCGCAGGTCTTGCTTGTGCAATCTTGACGCCTTCTCGATCAACGCGGCAGCCTTTAGCCTCTTGTTAATAGCATCAACCATTGAGCCTTTGGCTTCGTGCGTCGACCTATTAGCCTCTGTGTGTGCATCTGTGATGGCTTCCACCATTTGCCCGTGTATAGTTAAGGCATTGTCTCCTGGCTTCTTGCTGGTGAATATCCTATCGTATTGATCTCGCGCCTTCTGTGACAAATGCCTTGCACTGATCCTGTCGCCGGTGATGTCGTTCTTTGCGCTCATTTCTGTTTATAGCAATAGGGTGATTTAGGTAGACCTGCCGAGAGTCTGAATTCCTCTATCTGCTTCGATAGTGCTTGCGCTGATATGCCAAGCTTTGCCGCCCTGTCTGATATGCTCACTCCCTCACAGACAGCGAGACCTACAGCATAAGCCACAGCCCACGTTGCCACCGTCTGAGATGATGACGATAGAACGAAGTCACATTGAAGGTTCAGCAGTCTAAGGAAGTGCCTGCTAGCTTCACGGTATTCATTGTCTGGTCCTGTGTCTTCCTCGTCTGGATAAACGAAATCGACGCTTGGTTCTGTTGTATTCATTGTATTGATATTATTGATATTTTAGGTTAAATGTCAAGCTAATTCTATTTGCCCTT